TTCTTCTACACCATACAGTGAATTGTAAATACCACCATCCAAACTAATTTGATTGGCATACACTGTGCCCGTATTGATAATATCTGGAATTCCATCACCAGCACCATCCAATTCATCATTATCTTCAAATGCCGAATCTGTCAAAGCGCCAATAGGAACTGTTAAAGTTGTAATGGTATTGCCTTCAGAAAATACTACTGTATGTGGTTGGAATGCCGAATTAGCACTTCCTGCTGTTCCTGCATCAAATTGCACAATGGTATCTTCTGTAGATGGAATACCTGCATCAATAAATGCCAATTCATCAACTTCAAAGGTAACGAGTAATTCCCTATTATTTGGATTCCAATCGTATACTTTAGCAATCTTATTATTAGCGTTTTCAATTTGCCTAATAACAGTATCACCAACTTTGTATTGATATGTAGAAACACCATTTGCATCATTTTGTGTGGCGTCTAAGATAATTCTTTGATCATATCTAAAATTAACACCACGGGTTAGACCACCTAAAGACTGATCAGTCTTTGTAGCATAGTTAATTGTTTCATTATCAATGATGAAAGATCCTGATCCTGGGAATGCATCAGTAGATTTTACATATATTGTATCGTCACTTGCAGTCATTTCTTTCAAGACACCTGTCAAGAAGAATGAGGATGAATTCAGAGACTGTCTAGCAGAAGTAATTCTCTTGAGATTTACCAACTTCTGGAAAATTACATTTGGTGGAGATGTATATCCCCTTCCAGGATTTGTAATATCAATTCCAACGACTTCACCTTGAGAAACTCTAGCTACTGCTTTTGCACCAATACCACCGCCACCAGTAATCAAAACATATGGAGCTTCTTGATAGAATTCTCCAGAATCAATAACAGTAATACTTGTCAGTTTACCAGTAGTATCGACTCTTGCTGCTCCTGTAGCACCTTGACCTCCACCACCTTCAAAAATAAGATTGGGTGGAGTTTGGAAACTTCTACCATCATTTAACAGGGTTAAACCTGTAACTGTCTGTACAATAGGTGTTACTGTTGCTCCACTTCCCTCACCACCAAGAATCGTAGCTTGCGTAGGACCAAAATAACTATCTCCATTTTTAGTCATTCTGATGAATGAGACAGAATCACCATCTAAGAATACTTCGCCTTCGGCACCGAATGGAAACTCAGTCTGTATATCTGGTACAGTATCACCTTCAAATAGAGGTGCTCCATACATTTTAGGACCAATTGCATATGGATATGTTGGATCGCCAGAAGCATTCTCCGTCATGAAATATGCATAAGTGCCATTAGGATATTCTGGTGTTGCAGTAAAGATACCATTATACTCATCGAGATTACCTACACCCGAATCGTAGATATAATCCTGCGTAAAGTCTCCCAAAACATATCCGTTTTGGACGGTTCTAAAACCTACACCAACTCCACTATATGAGAATGTATGTAAAACGGCAGCAGAATTTACTTTTACTTCATATACAACTCGTCTGGTAGTTGCATCATTGAATCCAGAAATATATCCAGCATAATTTACCTCAGTACCATCAATAAAATATTGGACATCTTGAGAATAAACATATGTTGTATTACCAATTTCAGTAGCATCTCCTAAAGAATGCCATCCATCAGATGTGCTACTAAGAAGGAAGATATAATTATCATTTGAGGCATCATCTAAATTAAATGTATAGGTTTTACCTCTATCTAAATTTAAAACAGGTAAATTTTGACCGCCAATTAAATACTCACCATTGGATACAGTTACAGTATGTGTAACGGATCCTGCTGTGGTAACTGTATCTCTATTACCATCAATTTCTGCACCACTTTTTAATCTATAAGAAGATGTCATTCTTCCTACAGTTGTGCCAGATGTATATCCATAAGGACCATAAATTGGATATCCATCGAAAGACATACCAATAATCTTGGAGTGACCATTAGCATGTCTAGAATAATCTATAGTCGATGCATCGCCAGGTTGATAAAAATCTGTGATGTAATAATTATTTGGTAGGGGTTCATCTTCAATTTCAGGATTGAGAATCATATATCCTTCATCACCTTCATATCCAGACATGTATCTGTGATTACCACAGTAATAGTAGATACGATTTGTCTCATCAGCATTCATGATAAAGAATGCTTGATATTCATTTTCATAGTCAGCGGCTGGTGCTTGTGATGCACCTGTGCTGTTGTAATAAAGAGTGCCACCATTTAATGTCCCATCCTGAGTCGTGCTAAATTGCATCGGATGGTTAAGGTTTGAGGAATCTACTTGATTCCAAATAATTTTATAGTTTCTCTGGACCTGAATATTTTCAGGAGCAAGATAGTATTGACCAGGAATAAAAGGACCAAACTCATGCGCTTCCTCACCGAAATCAATATAGAAAATACCACCGACAGGAAAAGTCGTTGGATCTCCAGAAACTGTAAAGTAGAATCCATTAGATCCTAAAACTCTACTACCATTCTCAAATACTCCTCTGGCAATTCTGACGTATACCCTGAGTACTTCACCTTCACTATTTCTAACAACCTTAGCAATTTCACCTGTGCCAGATCCACCAACAACACTTATAGTTCTACCAACTTCAATGGGGGTATTTCCATTGTTTTCCTGAATACTAACAGTGTTTAATAAAATATTATCTAACTCAGTTTTTATATTCCAGGTAAAAATTTGTTGAAGTCCATTTTCAAACACGCCATTCTTTTGAGCAAACTGATCAATTAGTCTGCTTGAATGATAATAATATTTTTGATTATCAATAACTCCATCAAACTCATCTTGAGTTTTAACATAGTTATGTTTTATGGTGTCAATACTAAATCCAGCAGGAGCATTACCAACCGCTCCCCATTCTGGTGTGTGCAATAGCACACCATTTGCCATAACACCTAGAGACTTATTATTTTGAAATACTCTTTGACCATCAACAGGGACATCCTTTCCGCCTCTGTATATAAAAGTCTGATCAAAAGTCGAATCAGTTATAACAGTAGATCCACCAGGAGCTCTGAGATTGTGAGTTGTAATAAGTGATGGTTTTGGATTTCCATCAGATAAAATTCTTAGTCTGTCAGTTACATCAGAATCTTGTATCTGAAAAGACCCTGAAGTGCTAGAGTTTGGATTTGTTTGCCAAATTCTATTAATGTCAAATGACGTATTTACGTTTGGAGTGTCTTGTAGAGGTGTGATAGAAACACGAAGTGGATTGTATCCACGTCCAGTCTCTAAAACTCTAACATGAATAATTTTACCCGAATCATCATCAATGATTGGATATAGCAATGCAGGTTCTACTGGAGTGCCACACCCAGTAATTGTTAATTTTGGTGGATCCGAAGAAGTATATCCCTCACCACCTTCGATTACTTTTACTGCCTTTACACCAAAGACAGTATTAAAAATTGGCTCAATCTGAGCACCAGATCCAGGTATAGTTCTTGCCATTTATCAGGTTACGATGTTTATTGTGCCATTCATCAATGCATGAATTGTGCATTGATAGAAAAGAGTTGATGGTGCATCAAACGGCACAGTGAAATATAATACGCTACTGCCACTTCCAGACTGTCCATCGGTATATGGTGTGCCTTGCAATCCTTGAGTGACTTGAATGCGGAAGGGGTGGTTACCACCATTCGTAGTATTATCAAAAACGTATGTAAATCCACGATGTAGCCAAAGGACTGGATCTTCCTTATTTGCTTGAATACTATCTTCAAATCCAGGTCCGTCAAATGTATAACTTGCAGAACCATTAGCACCCAAATTCCACCAAATAACAGGACTTGCAGCAGGAACTACTTGAGTGCCGTTGTAAAATAAAGAATTTCCTTCCGCAATATTTGTTGTGTTTGTATCCGTAAGATCGGCAAATGTTGTTGTTAATGTCGCATTGAAATCAATAGTTAATGTATCTCCAACTACACTAGTTGCAATACCAGTGCCACCAGCGATAGTTAATGTATCAGACTGACTATTTGCTGTTGTTGATCCTGTATCGCCAGCAACTGTAGCAAATAGATTGATACTACCAATACCCGCATCGTCATCCGCAGGTAACCATTTTGATGATGAAGTATTCCACTTCAATACCTGATTATTGGTTGGAGCAGTTGTGGTTACATCTACATCTGAAAGCAAACCAATACTCGAATATTCTGTAAGAAGTGTTGCACGAGTATCACCAACGCCCCCAGCAGTAATATTGATATTTACATACGGATTATCATCACCATCAACAGTGAAGAAGTAACCAGTATAAGTTGCTGCTGCAGGAGCGTTACCTACAGCAGTGTATTCATTCTTATACTGAATTTTTGTCGGGAAATCAACAACACCAGTAGTTCCGTTAAATGTATTAACAATACTACCGTTGGAAATAGTTGTATTTCCAGTGCCGTTTGGAGTAATGGCGATATTCCCGTTAGAAGAGGATACGATGTTGTTACCGTTAACATCTAAGTTAGCGGTAAGGTTCGTATAGTCTGAAGGTAAGAACGTCGTTCCGTTATACCTTAAGACTTGCCCTACAGCAGGGTTAGTAACACTAACTGTTAAGTTAGTGCCATTACCTAATGCCGCGTACAGCTCATTAAAG